GCACGGTTGCTGCACGTCAACTGTCCATAACAAAGCAACTGTGAGAACACAGCGTCCTGATTGGTTGGGCGCACGAACGGTGTCGGCTTGAACCAGACATCCGAATGAGCCACCAACTGTAGGTATTTGGTGTTCAGGAACAGGAACTGACCTGAGGAACACGCGTCATCGAACGTTACGGGTGCACCCTTGAACAGCAGGTTCTGGAACCCACCGTCAGCCATATCGGTATCCGTGTACCGAATCTGGCCCTCCAAAAGTGCCTCGTAGGCTTCGTACAAAGTCTGCGTGGTTATGCCAATCGTCGGCTGGTCGTTACCAACTGAAATGGTGTTATATATGTTAGCCATGGCGGCTACAGTGATTGCACCATTCTGATTGACTTCAGTGGACGCCCAGAACGAGTTGCCTGAGTCGCCCGGGGTGATTCCACCAAGTTCACCGGTTACGGCACCGACAATGTTGCCTAGACCGTTCCAGTCCTTGCTGCTGTTGCCAGTCCCGTCAGCCCAGAACATGGTGTTCATGTTCTCGATAACGGTTTCCTGCGTTTGGAAGATCTTGCCTTCCAGCAGGTCGATGATCTGAGCCTCACCGTTGTTCTTGGCTTCCTCAATACCGCTGATCGTCACGGTAGCCGCATACTGTCCCCAGTCGTACTCAGCCGCAGAAATGCCAGTCTGAGCAGTCGTGTCGATAGTGTCCGTGCCGCTGTACGAACCAGCCGTACTGTTTGTCCCGTAAATAATCGGGACGACGATCTTCGCACCACCTGAAATGCGCCGAATCGTCTGACCGTTCGTCAACGCATAAAACAAAGGTCGTGCGCTGAAAATGTTGTCAGTCAGTTTCGGGACATAGTTCTTCAGGGTGGTGGAAAGAATCTCGTCAAAGTTGCTGTTGCCAGCCATATTCTCTCACCTCACTCTGTGGTTATGAAGCATGTTCCCGCTTGGCGCTCTCAAACGCCTCACGGATAGAACTGGGCTTATCGGGAGTCGCTTTGCGCGACGACCCGGCCTGCTTGGAACCCGAAGGTTCCACCACACTGGCGTCACGCTTGGCTTCCGTGCGCTCCTGTTCCTTTTCCAGTTTGCTCGCCTTATCTGCCACGTCGCCAAACCGCATGTGCGTAAGCGCTGCTTCTAAGTTGTTGATCCGGTGACGGATAGCGTGCTGGAAAAGTTCCTGAGCGTCGAAATCGCCGTACTGTGCCTGTAAGCCCTGTACTTGCTTCTCTACTTGTTGTCGTCGTTGCAGACGGTCCTGAGCAGCGACCTGTGCCTCCAACTGGGCCACACGCTGGGTCGTCTTGTCTTCAGGTTCCGGGGACTCGTCGTAGCCACGCCCATAAGGGTCGCCCGTAGAGTCCTGTTCAGCCACTTGGGCCTCCTGAAGGTGAACGCCAAACGCGTTGCCCAACGCTGACAGCGTCCCCTGAGGGTCGCTTTCCAGCGAAGTCACAATCGCCTCTGCCTGTTGTAAACGTCTGCGTTCGGATGCCAACTCCTGCGTCTTACGGGTGTAATCCGACTGTCGCTGGTATCCGTCCCGAAGTTCATCCAGACTGACCTCCTCGCTCTGCCCGTTCACCGTCACGGTGTACTGCTCGCCAGTAGGTTCCTGTGAAACTTCAACTGAAGACTCCGGACTGTCCACCTCAGTGGGTTCCGTTACATCCTCATCCATGTCATACTCCTTGGAGTCCTAAAGGTTGCTCCTATTACACAGGACAGGTTGTCCCGTGCTGTTACAGGAATGGGAGTTCTACCCCCATCTGTCCCTGTATTTGGGCCAACAACTCGGGTGGCACACCCCCAGTGGGAGCGAACGCACCACCCTGAGGGGGCACCATACCTTGCATCATCGCCTCGGGCGCTCCGGCACCATTACCGGGAACCGGGGGTGCCGGACCGGGCTGTCCCGGTCCGGGCTGTTCCGGCCCACCCACTGGCGCTTGCGGGCCTTGTTGCATCATAAACCGGTCAGGGTCTTTGATGTCAAAGCCGAACTGCAAGACGTACTTCGCCAACGCAACCGGATCAATGACCACCCCGATCATCGGACCGATAGCGTTGAGCAGCGACACAGCCTGCTGTTTGCGGATCGTGTCGTTTATCGGCTGCGTAGAACCAGCCTCAATAGCGTAATCGTACTCGCCCGTGATGTCGTCACGAACATACTCTATGAACATCCCCTCCCCCGTCGGCTGGGCCACACGCACCATGTGTTCCCCCGTCATAAACTGTTGCATCAACTGGATGACACGCCGGGCGATCTCCCCGATGCCCAGTTCGATAATCGCCAACTTGTCCGCAGCACGAGCGTTCCCCGCATCAGCGATAATCGACGCCTCCGTGGCCGTGCGCCGAATCTCCGGCATCTGACCCCGCGCGTACTCTGATACGCCGGACACCATGTTGATGTCCTGTTCGATGATCTCCGACATGCTGAAAATCTCGGGGGCCAGCGGAGTCTGCGGCATCGGGATGACCACCTCACTCAGCGGCTTGTTCTCATCCACCACCGGCACCAACCGGCCGTCCTCGTCAGCCTCCAAAGCCTCCCGGCCCTCCGGCCCGAACGACCTCTCGTGGAACAGGTACTTGCGGGCGTAACGCTTCCGGGCGTTCATCATCTGCGAACGGGTCTTGTCCAACTCCAACTGCAACGACTCAAGGCTTTCCAAGTCACCCATCGGGTAGAAGTAGTCGGGCACGTCATAGTTGCGGATCATCACAAACGGCTGCCCATACGCATACGGCATCGGTGTCGGGTCCACCAAGAAGTGATCCCCGGTCTGTGACACCACCGACATCTTGTTATTCTCAATGTCGTAATACTCGTACACCACGCAGCGTTCTTCCTCCAACAAGTACTGTTCCTGCTCCTGCCGGGAAGAAACCGCGTACATCGGGTACAGCAGCGAATCGGCCGTCAACTCCTTACGGGCCGCAGCCTTGTAACGCTTGTCCTTCTTCGCCTCCTCCAACGGGCGGATAACCCGCTGGGCGATCCACGTCGCATCATCCAGACACGTCGCCTCCGGATCAATGAAAATGTCGAACGGCGACACGCGCTCCACGAACGGCTGATCCTCCACAATCATCATCGCCGTCTGCGGAATGTTCGCCGCCAACTCGTCCTCCGTCGGCAACCCCCCAGCCAGATCCGGAGCCTCCACAGCAAACGCGTCCACCTCGGCTGTCGCCTCAGCGAACATGTCGTCGCGCTCAGTGTCCCCCAACGTGCGCTCCTGCTCCAAGAACTTCCACCCCACCTTGATCCAACCATGACCGAAGATGAGGAAATCTTTGACAGTGCGCCGGAACGGCTTGCGGAAATCGTGATGCCGCCACATGTAGTTGATGACCGCCTCAACGAACACCGCCCGGTCCTGATCCTCCGCGCTGGTCGGAGACACCACGATCTTCGGATGGTTCACCGCAACAGCAGGCGCGATCACGTTCACCGTCGAAAACGCCAGATTCACTGCGATCAGATCCTCACGGCCCACCGTGGTCCGCGGCCAATGCTTCCCCCGGTACAGGTCGTTCATGCGACGCCACAAGTCGTCGTAACCCATCTCGTCACGCCAACGCGCCGACGAGTCCAACCGGCGCTGAATCTTCTCGCGCTTCTCAGCCAGCGTTTCAGGCATCAGAAATGCGCCTTATCGGGCAGACGTTCGATGTTGCGACCTTGGGCGCGCGCCTCGGCCCCGGCCTTGCGGCCACGCTCCTCGCGGGTCAGGTGTTGCTCGTCCGGCGGCAACGTGGACCGGTAACCCTGCCCAGTTACGAAGCCGATGCCAAGCAGCCTTTGACGGCGTTCCCATAGGTCATCTATCTCAGCGCAGGACAGCGCCCCACGCTGTTCCACCACATAAGCGCGGAACTGCCCGTAGGACGCCTCCCGTGGGAGGACCGCCACAGTTACGGGCGCTTAGTGTGTGGTGCAGCGTTGTGGCCCTTCAGATCCGGCTGCGGCTTGGCAGGCTCAACTTCGCCTGTGGGACCGTGCTGGTTGAAGGGAGTCTGACGCGGCGAGTTCTCACCGTAGCCGCCAGTAAACTGGGCGTACTTCGGATCACCGAATCGTTGCTTGGGCGAGTTCGGAGCAGCCGGTTCCCAAATCGGGTTAGCCACCACGGAGCCGCCGCGCTCCATCTTGTTGTTCTGACCCTTCGGGCCATCAATCGTTTCCGTGCCATTCGTGAACGACACAAAGTTTC